TGTGAAAGCTTTGATGCAGCGTATTCTTGGTGGTGTGCCGGCCGACATGTTCTCGAACATCCTGTTCAACACAGAGTTGATCATTACCGGTGGTGAGGGTGATGTCAGCGTGACAGGCGGTGGTAATGGAACTGGTGGTGGCAATAATAACACAGGTGGCAATTTGACACCTCCTGCCCACAACCAGACAAACCACTGGATCGAACTGGCGAAGACTCGTCTGCAAGCGATCAATGATTCCACAGATGGAACCAAGGCAGCTCGCCTGGACCAGATGACCAAGTACCATGACAATGCTCAAGGTGCGCTTGATACCCTGGCTCAGGGTGGGTTCTCGATGGATGCTTACCAGCGTGAGACATTCACTGCGATCCACTCAGTCCTGGCGACAGAGATGCGTCTGGATACTCAGTCGTCGATCGCACTCAACGAGTTGTTTGAGCATGTGACTGACAACCTGACTCCAAACATGCTTGGACCAAACAACGCACAAGACCGATTCTCGGCAGTGATGAACCTCTTTGGAGATACCAAAAATGATGAAGGCGTCTCGGATGCTATTGCTGTGCTCTTGGCTCTGTCACAAACCAGTGATGGTTTCCGTCGGGCTCTTGATCAGCTCCCAACTCCGCCAAGCAATGGTGGTATCGAAACCAACACACTGAATGATTTCCTCAGCACAATCACAGCAAGGTTGATGACCAAAGCTGTGGGGTCGATCGACACTTCGGCAGCCTCGGTTGGAGATACTCTGGATCAACTCTCAACCAGTATTATTCTGGAAGAGTCGGATCGTGAGTTCCGGGTTATTGCTGGACTAATGAGCAACATCACCAAAGCTGATGAATTTATGAAAGGTGCCTTTGTAGGTCTGGCCAATTTCACTGAGGGTAAGAACACAGTGATCCAAGCGGGTAACCGGTCCTCGATCGTGAAAGCTGCTGCTGGTGCGGTGACAATTACCGCAGGTCTGCTGGATTCTGAGCGTGCAATGATCGCAGCTGAGGGTATCAAGAAACTGACTCACCAAACCACAGCATTCGATAACGCTGTGTTCATTCGTGAATTGGTTTCAGAGATGATCGGTACAGATGAGAACAGCAAAGACTTGGTTGCTCTCCTCGATGAGACGACGTTTGCCGTATCTGGTGCTCGTCAGAATTATCGTGAGGATTTGCCGGTTCTTCTTCAGGATGCGTTCCAGAATTCTCCTGATGAGAGCCAGTGGAAAGCAACACATCATGTGATGGCCAAGACAGACTTCGCTGCTGTCTATTCTGATGCCAATGCAAACAGCTCCTTCCGGTTGATTTCAGATGAGGCTTTCCTGGACAAGAAGATTGCCCAGTCAGAAAGTATCATACGCTCAAATTTCTCAGGAAATACTCGTGACCTGATTCTTGAGAAGGCACAGCAACTGGCTGACTACCAAAATGGTAAGGGCGCCGGGTTCCAACTCTGGACCAATGCTCTGGCGATCAACAGACTTGCTGGTGATTTCAAGCAACCGATGACTGCTGAGATCGATAAGCTGGCCAGCTACTATGCAATCAAAGGCTCCGATCCTCAGATGCGGATTCAGGTAGCTGAGATGTATCGTGATGATCCCGAGGCTATGAGAAACTTGGTTGTCTATGCTCAGTCTCTCAATGCTAGAGAAGAGCTCAAGCCTCGATCCTTCGCTGCTGAGATGGGTGGATACAAGGGCCACATCCCTGATCATGGTGTTCTTGGTTCAAAGACCATCATTGGAAAAGATGATGATCGTGTATCTCTGGAGCGCCAAGGGTACATTCGGGTTGGTGATGCTCCTGCTGATGACAACATGTCGATCATCAGCCGCGGGTATTACACAACGATGACCAAGCAAACCGGGACATACTCCCAGGGGATCATGCAGATCGTACACGACACTTACCGCGGTGTTGATGCCACGACTGGTCTATCTCTGAATGGAACCACTTCAGGTATCATCGCTGATGCCTCCTCATTGAATTCAATCAATGCTGAACTGAACCGAGCTCAGAGAGTGAACGATGTGAAAGAGGTTTTGATTCCTCGTTACGACGAAGATGACAACGGTGATTTGATCATCGTGGCCTATGAGCGTGCGATGAACCCAGACATCATTGCCAAGCACTCGGCTCCCAAGTCCAACATGGCTTTGATGTTGGGTGCATGGAGAGGTCGTCAGGCAGAGGAACAGAACGCACAGACATATAATGATCAGTTGGTTCAAGAACTGAAGAAGCTCTACGATACTCGTGAGCCTGGTTCGGATGATTCTTTTGTGAACCTGGTTGCCGAAGCAAAGAAACTGGAAGACTGGGATGCTGCTTCACCAGCTACACGTAAGCGTCTGAACATGAAGCAACCTGATCGGGCTCATGTTGAGAGCTGGAAGGTGATCTCTCCTGCAACCAAGGAGATGATTGCAGATGTATTCGGTGAAGGTAACTTCTGGGTCCGTAAGGATCAGGTGAACTTGAGCCTTGGATACCGTGATCCATCCATCATCGACCTGTGGACTGGTGATACACGCATACCAAAAGCTGTCCAGGAAGGCGTACAGGCCATCGCAGGTCTCTTCATGGGTAAGCACGCCATGAAAGCTCTTGCGGCTACTGAGGGCGGAGTACAAGGGCTGGTGTCCACAGCTAAAGACCTGATTGTGGTTCGTTCGTTGGTTGTTCCCTACATGAACACACAAGCAAACGTATTCCAGCTCCAGACTCGTGGGATCCCAATCAAGCAGATGTGGAAGCAGTACCCCAACAAGCTTGCTGAGATCGAGCAGTACAATGCGAACGTGAAAAAACTGATTGAGCTGGAGACACGGATTCAATTGGCCGGCACGGATAAGAACCGTGTTGCTGTTTTGCAACAGCAGGTTGATGTGATCAAAGGACAGAACAAACGGTTCACGATCGCACCATTGATTGAAGCTGGAGCCTACAAGAATATCTCTGAAGGTCTCACGGATTTGGATGTGGACATCACATCGGGTCGTATTGGTCAGTGGGTTGAGGGTCAAACGAACAGGCTTCCAGGCGGTGTTCAGACGATCGCCAAGTATGGCTTGTTGTCGAAAGACACGGCTGTTTACAAAATGGCAAACAAAGCTGTTCAGTATGGAGATTTCATTGCCAAGGCTATCTACTACGAGCACTTGCTGGCTGAGAAGGGTCTCGACCACGACGCTGCAATGAAACTGGTGAACGAAGAATTTGTAAACTTCTCTGTTCTACCTGGGCGCACACGTTCTTATCTTGAGGGTATCGGAGCCACATGGTTCCTGAGCTTTAAGATCCGGATCATGAAGATTGCGATGAACCAGATTCGTGAGAATCCAGTTCGTTCGTTGATCACCGGTGGCTTTGTGGATGACTCTCCAATCGGAGATAACCTGGCCACAGTGATTGCTGAGGATCGTCTTGGATACTCATTGGGTTGGGAGATGTTGTTCGGATCAGCAGGGCTGAACCCTTGGTTGAACATCTCGGACTGGAGGTAATAGACAGGGGATAGGCCGCTAAACCTATCCCCCGATGTCTATGAGGATTTCAGTTAGTAAAACCGCATCAGCTAGGTATCCTCACTAGCCTCCGTTTTCAGACATCCCGGATTGAAGTCCCCCATCATGATAACCTGTGGATGGGGACACCGACGAGCAGTACCTGGTTTACTAGACCAGACTGCCAATTCTTGAAATAAAAAGACCCACCCGCTCTTGGTAAACCAAGTTGGGTGGGCCTGATTGCTACTTTTTATAGACCGACCTAGCAAAGATCGGTATCGGGGTGCCAAACATCCATGGAATAGTGTGACACGCGGATTAGTCTGGTTTGCTACCAGTCTCGTAGTCTTTGGTTGCGAACCACACTCCCCATAGTCCCGTGAAAACTATGAGGAAGGGTGTGATCATGGCAAGCAAGATTCCGAGCAGACTCCCCAGTACAACTGTGGCGACTGATAGCAAACCAAAGAGAAGGGTAAGACAGATTGCCTTCACCGGTCTCATTGGTCAAAGATAGACGGTGGCTTTACTTTCGGCGCACTGTCACCTTCTTTGGTTTCGGGGGAATCACTGTCAGCTTCCGGTGAGGATTCCTCTGGGGATTCCCCGAAAAGGTTTTTTGTGTTCCCAGCCGCCTTGGTTGGTTTGGCTGCGGGGGTCTCTTCAGCGGTGGTAGCCGGTTCTTCTGCTTCTGTTGGTTCAGCAGCTCCTGAGCTATCGTTACCATCGCCATCTTCAGCAGTCGGCTCCACATCAGCGGGCTCCTTCGTTTTGTTCTTGGAGCCAGCGGGCCGGCCGCCTTTGCTTTTACGTGGGGTCTTCGGAGCTGATGTCTTTGCAACACCAAACAGGACTTCAGCAGTGATGTTTCCAGTTTCATCACAGTCCATGCTGACACCAGTTACATCCGCCAGACCCAGTGTTCCCACAAAGGTCTCCAGAGCTGCCTGGATTTCGTCTTCATCTAAAAGAATACGCATAGCGTTTCCCTTTCTTGGTTCAATTTCTGTTATCGTCACGAGGACGTGTTCATCTTTGACGAGTCCGCCAAAACCAAAAGAGACACGGTTGATGAAGTGATGGTTATCGTCCTCTATCTTATCCAGCTCCACGAGGGAGTCTGAGAAGTATTTGTCAACGATTGAACCAACGTTCATTATATCGAGTCTGACTTTTGTCCTTGGACAGATGTCATAGTGTAGATGGATTCTCCCGAGTGGAGGTAAGTCCCGCAACAGCTTGACCATAATCTCATGGAAGAGGTTCTTCTGTGCGCTGAGACTTCGGAAATGGAGGTTGCGATAAACGTTCAGGTTCAACGCAGTTTTCTTCTTGCGTGAGGTTTGTATCCTCATTGGCAATTTAAACTGGTGTACCCTCTGGTCCATCACAACCTCCTTCAGATCATCCGAGATCAGTCGTCAAACAGCGAAGTTTTCTTCGCAGCTTTAGGAGCTCCGCCTGATGCACTTCCACCACCGAACGATTTGCCTTCGGACGAACCTTTGCCAGACGACTTGTCGTAAGTCTGGCCTTTGTTGCGCTCAAGCCATTTGTCGGCATAAGAGCCGGCTTCGTCTGGCATGTTTGCAATGGCCTTTCCAACTTCTCCGGCATCAACGATGTCATCGAAGTTTCCACCAAGTCCACGAACGAATTCAGCGACTTCGGAAATCGAAACCAGCTTGTCTTCTGGAAAGAATTTCACGATTTCGTTCTGGTCACGTACTTCGCCAGTTGGCTCATAGTTCCCAGTGTTTTCGTTCTTCGCTGTCTTGTCGACAGTTTGACGTTGGAGTGCCACGTTGACCTTTTCACCATGGAGTTCGGTGAAGCAATCAACTGCTTGTGGCAGTTCCTTGCCGGCCGTGAAGTCATAGAGCTTAACTGTCAGCTCTTCGACATCCATTTGACCCATCTCTTTGGAGCAGACCAGCATGCAGAGTGAATTGATCTGGTTGAATCCTGGGAGATTCTTGTCATCCCCAGTCTTCTTGTCCTTGTAGGTGACTTCACCTGCACGATTGGACACCCAGATTTGCTGACGGACTTCACGTCCGTTGATGTCCAACAAGAGGGTTACATTGCGTGCTTCGGAGGCTGCTGCCTTACCGATGTACGCTGTTTTGATGGTGGCCAGATAGATATCTGTGTCCAACGCACCACCGCCGCCCATGAAGTCTTCTTCGACTTTTTCAGCTGCGGCTTTCTTTCCTGCGAAAATATTGCTCATATAGTTTTCTTTCTGGTTTGATTCGAGGTTAGGTATCGGGTTATTCCGCGTAGTAACCTGCAAGTTGATCCATGATGACCTGTGCATCGTTTTCGATGTAGGTTTCTTCATCACTGAACAGCCCAAAAGGAGAGCGAATGCGATCTCCTACTGTGGCCTTTGTGGTCCGAGTCTGGATGACGTGCTTGTAACCCAGAGCTCGATCTCGATCGGAGATGGTGAGCAGCTTGCCTTCTACGGCATCTTTCTCGATCTCCTTGATCGTAGCCTTTTGAGCCACGACTACGGTTGTGAAGTAAGCCTCCAAACCGTTCTTCTTCAGAGCACCTTTGACAGGTACGCTGTAATGGAACCGTCCGGTATTCTCATCGAGTACCCCGTCCAAGTGTCCAAGCATGACGCTGTAGCCATCGAACTTGGCGACATAATCATACATCAAGGTCTTAAAGAACTGACCGTAGGCTCCCCACTGCTGCATGGTATTGGCTGAACCAACAACATGAACAGATTCGAACCGGTCCATCATGAAGCTGACTGTGTCAACAACGATGGTGTGGAACCGTCCAGGGTTATCCATGACCTGTTGATACAGATCAAAGATTTCATAGGGATCGTCGACAGTGACCCGCTTGAATTTGTTTTTGAAGGGTAGCGGCTTGCCACCCTCACAGTTGATGTACAAGACACCTTCCTGGCCGCGGATGTTCCGGAGACTGGCCGATTTGCCAGTCCCTGATTCTCCAGCGATCAGGACACTTTTTGGATCTTCAGACATGATGTCTCCTTGGTTTGAATTACGTGAGCAGTTTAAAGACGGGCTTTGCAGGCCGGTTTACTCAGGTCTCCCAACTCGTCGTGGTCAAAGTCCGTGGACTACACGCGAGAAGTGCAGGGTTAGGTTGCGTATTTGGCTGCAACCGATTTGAGAACAGTTGATTCCAACTCATCCTTTTTCAAGGGTGATACGGACTGTTCGTTGAGAGTGATGGTCTTGCCTCGCATCTCATCGTATGTCGCTCCAGCATCTTTCAACATCATTGCGAAGTTGAGCAGATTGTTGTTACGATTTCCGACTTCCATGTTGTTCAAGAACCAACGCTCAAGGTGATCGAGCCTTCCTAGATCCGCTACACCTTTGACGTACTCCGTGTTCTGTTTCGTCTTTGGAATGAACGGGAGAACGTTGACCAAGGATGTGCCTTTGTGAACAGATATGACGCTGTTCTCATTGGTCATCCATTTCTTTGATCTCTGGTTCGCGGACGCATCCGACTCGAATGGCAGCCAAAGAAGAAAGCTGTTCATGAATTCACGATAGTCATCTTTGTCCAGCTTTAGATTGTAGTTGGACGGCATGATGAGGCGAAAGCGATTCACATCATCAGTATGACGTTTGGTCGTTGCAGTGATGTAGGTATATTCCTTCATCAACTCATGAACTGCATCGAGAGAGATTGAGCCATCCACATCGACAACGAGAGTATTGAATCCTTCGAGAACATTCTCTTCGGACCTGTGCTCTTTGTCGAAGTGGTGGTTGCACCAGTGGAGTCCTGGCGCCCCCAATAGCTTTGGAAGGCTATCGAGTGGCTTGGTTTCCGGGACGTAATCAGAAGCGAAGTGATCAGAGAAGCTGAAGCTGATCTTGTTCAGATCAGTCTCTTCCAAGGTTGAACCTGTGAAGAAATCAACTCCGCTGATCACATTCTTCTTGATCACAACGTGGTTACCCACTCCCCATGCCATAGCGAGATCCATGATCTCTCGACGAGGTGTCGAAGAGTTTGGATAATATGGCAGATCTTCTACAAGATCGGCATGGGTGAGTGTCACTCCAGACTCAGCAATATACTTGGCCAAGCGTACAAAATTACGTTCACGCTTGAGAAGAGTCTGGAAACTCTTGCCGCTTTCTTCAGCGACTTTGATTGCTTGTCGGAGATTCTGCGCTGTGATCTTGTCACTTTCGTCCAAGAACGCATAGACCCCTGCAAGCTTCAGGGCTTTGAAGTACCGGTGCGAAAGTTCAGCCTTCCGGATTACTTCGTGTTCGGGCAAAGCGTTTGCCACAGCCTCTGAGTATAAGCGGTAAGCAATGAGCTCAACGCCTACATTTTTTGGCACATCAATCTTCTGATTGAAGAACCGAGTGTCCGCAAACCGAGCCAGTTCACCCTTCCAATATTGAAGAGCTTGGCTCCGGTTCTTGTTCACCAGACCGTTGTAGACATCTTCAGGATTGATGGTAGCTGAGAATGTCTCAGGCTTACCCATCCCAAAGAAGCAGCGTCGAGCGAAACCTGTCTCCAGTAAACTGAAGAACTCTTCCTCTGACTTGCTGCCGTCAAATAGCTTTGACGTTGTGCCGAAGAACAGGACGTTGGCAGGTGTTACCCCAACCAAGTCGATTCCTCGTTCACTTTCAGCGGTGTTCTTGATTAGCTTGGTTTTGATCTTACCAAGGTCATACAACTCCAAGAAGGTGTTGATGATTTCGATGTTGCCCTGGATGTTGGAACCAATCTCATCCATCTGGAAATTGATTGATCCGCTACGAGCCAGGAGAAGCTTGTAGCGCAGCTGTTTCAAAGCTGGGCCAGTACCACTGTCAAAAACGAATGGAGCGTGTCCCTGACGCTTAAAATCGACCTTCAGGGACTCCATTTCTTCCTTCTCATCTCCGCCTTTGGCACCAGCGATGTTCACAGCCAGGTCAAAGAGAGATGACTCGGCTATGGTTGGAAAGACTGTGCCAGTAAATGTTTGACGGAAGTCGCCAATGACATCCTCCATCAAAGAGACAGAGTGACCTTTACCAAAGCCTGATGTAGCCAGAGCAATGGAGTAGATGTTGATGGGGATTTTCCCCCGTTCCGGGCTGACGATAGAGGCACGCATAGCACTTGGGATCATACCCAAGAAGTATGCGACTTCAGCTTGGAAGAAGTCACGGTTGACGTTTCCTGTACGGTGGCACAGGAGGTCAACTAATTCCGACATAGCCGGGTGGTGAGCTTGTTGCTCAATCACATCCAGGTCATAGAGATTTGACACGGAATATCCTTTCTTGCTTAGACGGGTAGACCGTCATCATTGAAATAATTCGTCCGCTGTTGGCAGACCGAGAAAGCAGGGCAATAAGGACATGCCTTTACGGCTCCAGGTACTCGAACAACGATCCCTTTGCCTTTCTCTTTCAGCCACAACTGAGCGTCAGCTTCTTTAGCGAAGTTTTTCTGGCAACGGCCGCCTTTCTTGGCGGTTTCCGGATTGGAATAGTATTTGAATTCGTCTTCCGATTGCCACAATTCCTTGGGAGTACACTCGACCATCTTGTCCTGGTCTAAACCAGCGTTGGCAATGATGTGATCAACCTTGTCGTTGATCCATGTCTCAGTGTCTTCCAAAGAGAGAAGTGCAAACTCCCGATGAGGAGTACGGATCTGTGGATACTTGGGATCAACAGTCCGAAACTTCTGCCAGTCAGTGAAGATGAACTGGATTCGCATGATGTCATCTTTGATCAGATCAGGCATGATCCAGCGATACATGGAACCTTGGAGGATGTAGTCGTCATCCTTGTTGCCGGAGGTCCAAGCGAATGTGCTTGTGGTTTTGAAATCCCGATAGGCTTGACCGATCAGGAAGTCCAACTGACCCGTGACAATAATATCACGGAACTCTTTGAAGCCACGAATCTCCAAGTAAATTGGGATGTCGTCATCCTTCAGAGTCTTTGGATCAGGGTTGATTTTGATCTTGTTGATGATCTTCTCAGGGTAGTTCAGCTTACGCATTGCACCACGCCAATCACCCTGGGTCCATGCACGTTCGATTGAGTCATGAAGGCCATGGCCCACACGTGAAGCTATCATGTCCGATAGGTCAAACTCTTCTTGAGTCTGATCGACCTTACGCTTGAGGATCAATGACCGGGTAGGCTTCATGAGTGTGGTCACAGAGATCAACTCACCTGGAGGAGCCTCTGCGGCGCCGGAGTTGTATCCGTCTTGCAAGAGCCACACTGCCAGGGGCAGGTCGATCTTGTGGTTGTTGGTTATCTTAACCATTGATCTTCTCCAGATGTTTGGTGATGAGAGTTTTCACCTCACCGACTGTGGTTACGTTGGGGATGTCAAAATCTTTCCCCCAGTTGGGGTAGAATATTGAGAGCTCCCCGCTCATTTTGATGTGCTCATTCTGAATGGCTGGATCTTCCTGCCAACTCACAGCCTTTGAGAGGTGAGTGTTGGTATAGAGGAGGACTTCCATGTCATCCCGGATGAGCAAATAGTTTGCATCATGAATCTGAGCACAAGGTTTGATGTCCAAACGATGCTTACTCTTTCGGACACCCCTCATGAATTCACTCATGGCACGGGAGTTGAGCATGCAGTAGCTTTGCCCAAGGGCATTACCGGCTGTCCTGCCTTCGGCAGCAGCCTCGTATGGTGTTCTACTGGTTCCCAGAACAACCTGCTTGAGCAGGGGAGTCCTGAGCCTCAGACCGAATGCCAGTGTGACGTAGCCGTCCTTACAGGCTTGTTCCAGTTTATCTGCGACCCACTTGTCTGACACGTGGTACAGATTGTGATAGCTGGCTTCGATTGAACGAGCCAACTCAGCAGTGAAGCCACAGTTTGTCATCAAGGTTATGTACGTCCCCTGATATGTCAGAGCAAAGGTTGGTGCCTTGGACTCTTGTCTATGGTGGGAGTATTTTTTCTTGATGGAATTCACCCTCGAAACGTTGTGCTCCGAGGGTGAAACTGTAAGCAATTCACTGAGAGGTTCAGTGATCTCAATCATCGTTGGATTCTTACTTGTTGATGAGGGCAAACAACTCTGAACCGAGAAGTTTTTGACCCATGTAGTCCACCTCCTCATTGCTGTGGAAGTAGAACTCCTTGTCTCCGACGGTGGCTTTGTAAGCCTGCTCCCCATCAGGAAGCAGAGCAACGTCAGGCATGTGCTCACCAAAGTAAGCTAACGCCCGAAGACAGTGGCCATCGTACCCGTCTGAATAGACCTTGATCTTCTCTGGATCTTTGGTCGTGACTGCGGAGATTTTGTCCTCCAAAGAATCGAAGTCCAAACCCACAAAAAGCCATCCGGGAGGTGCTTCAAAGCACTCCTTGATCAGCTTTGCAAGCCTTTGTTTTACTGGTGTTGAGCCAGCAGAAGGAATGTTCTGTAGGTTGGGGTTGTTCGATGACAACCTACCAGATGCTGTGCCACCGAGCCTGAAGTTTCCGAATAAATAATGCCATCCATCTGGTCCCTTCTTGGCTTTTAGGAAAGCCGGAAGGAATGTTGATAGGATGATTGCGGAAGCCTTGTACTCGATCAGGATGTTGAGGAACCGAATCACTTCAGGATCACTGGTGTGATTGATGAGTTTCTCCAGAGTATCTGCACCTGTGGCAGGCTGTTTGGTGTCGGTGTAATCCAGCACAGGCAAACCAAGGAAGTCTTCCTCGTACAAGAGACGTTGAAGCTGCTTGGGTGATCCTGGGTTGAACGCAACGATGGTATCTTTTGTGTTACCAAGATCAGCCTTCGTTATCTGTTTGCTTTTGAGCTTCAGGTTCTTCTCGATCACCTTCTCATCTTTGAGTTGGTCCATAAAAGACCAGATGATTTGGAGACTGTTCATCCGAGCCAGGTTGAGGTCTGACTCTTTCTGAAGCTGCTTGTCCAAGGCTTTGACCTTGTCCATGTTGATTGGCATACCAGTGAGCTGCATCTGGATGATGTCGATGACAGCTGGTCGGAAGAGAGTCTGGTATGGTTCATCCTGAAGATCGGCAAGCATGATCGGCAAGTTCTTCTTGTAAACATACCAAGTGGCGAGTCCATCGATCAGATTATACTTCAGCAGATCATCCATAGGAATCAAAGTGATGTCATGGATATCGGACTGAGCATAGTTCCCTGCAAACTCTTGAGCCTGGGTCTTGAGTCCGAGCTCATTACCGGCACAGGAGTTGGTCGCCAAGTATGTGATGAGCTGGGTACACTCCCAGTTCCTCAAAAGAACTTCGAGTCCAGTTAGGAGACCCTCTTGATCTAAGATGTCCTCCATAAACAACTGGTAAACCAAGACATAAACATCATAGCAGATGTTGTGATAAATCATCTTGTGTTGAAAATTCTCAAAGAAGATTTTCAATGCACGACGAACGTCTGGATTATGTCTTCTGCCTGTTTGCTTGTTGTCGTCTGCCATGAATGTGTACAGACGATTTGAGTCTACGGGGAAAGCTACCCCTTCATGCTCATTCCAACAGAACGTGATGGTGCCTATGCCAGCATCATAGTGCTTGAGATCAAAGCCTTCGATGTCACAGGTGAGGTCACACTCCATGGCCTTGAGTCTGTCAATCCAGGTGAGGATCTCAGAGTAATCCTCTGGATAAGCAGAGAATTTGATGATGTTTTTACCCGTCACAGAATGATCATTAGAAGCCCAGCGAGATGTCGCTTTGAGAGCCAATTCGATCTTGGCCTTCATCTTGTCTGGGTCATAGAACACACGGCCGTAGTTGGGGCAGTAGGTCACATGGAAGTCCGGATCAAACTCACTGCGACACACGTCACCGATGGTGGCATCTGTCTTGGCTTTCTTTGTCAGGACTTTGAAGTAATCAGGCTGAGTGACAACCAGCATTGTGATGCCGGCCGCCTTCAGGTTTTGAAGGAGCTCCGCAGTGTACTCTTTAATCTGAGTGACTGCGGTCTTCTTCTTATGGGGATCGAGATAGAGATCAGCAATCATCACATCCTCACCCAACGTTCTCAGGTGCGGATTATAATAGTGCTTCATTACCTCCGCTGACTGGAGACGTGGAACGAGGAAGGCTATCCGGGGAGATTTCCCGGTGCCACCGATGACTTCATATTTCATATTACTATCCTAGATGTATAAGCAATCGGAGATGATCCTGTTACCTTTGGAGTCATAGGACTTAGAGTGCTGAACTGTGTTCTCATTCCAGTGCCTGACCTCATTGGTTACAGCTTTTTCAGCAGCTAACTCACTGTCACCTTTGTAGATTACGTGGTCTTCAACAGAGGGAGACTCGAACCAGTTTCTCTTTATGGAAGTATGGCGGTAGGCAATGACTCTCCCATCAAAATACTCATCAATGGAGTAGGTGATTGTGGTTTTCATGGTTTTCTTCCAGTGGTTACGGGATCATCTTTCTTGAAGTAATCCCAATGGCGACCAAGCGGTCCTTGATGTGATCTCAAACCAACAGCAGTTCTACCACTGCGTTTGAACCAAACAGCTCCGCTTGCAGAGGAGAAAGCAGTTCCAACTAGAAGCTTACCAAACGTGGTCTCTTTCAATGTTATCTTTGTCATTTGAGACTCTCCGGATATTGGATTGGGGTTTCTTCAGAGAAAATGATGAACTCATCATCACGATCGGGTTCATAATCTTCAGCAAGGAAGGTGATGAAGTCCATCTCGGTCATACCTTTTGACCGAAACAGATAGGTGCTTACCCCATGCTTATGTTCATGGGTTCCAATGTAGAATTTCATGTGAAATACCTTTCTGGAAGATGACCTCGGATATAAATCCGAGACTTGGGACGGGACAGAGCAACGTACTGGAGACGTGCGGTCTGTTCCTTGTTGGTTGACTTACCGATGTCAGCCAGGTCCACGATCACAGAGTTATAGGTTGAGCCCTGTGCCTTGTGTGTGGTGGATGCTGCGACTGAACGGAGATCAGGATATGCAGCTTTGATCTTGAAGAACCGGTCCCACTTCTTGAGACCAGAATAATATTTCAGAACCAAAGCACGATCATTGTGGTCAGCAAACGCAGTCAGGAAATAGATCTGCTGGTTGCCTACGTCTTCGACCTCCATCATGATCATGCGAATCTCTTCACCGTCAACGATGTACTTGTCCATGTAGTCATCAGTGATTGCTGTCACACGAACCACCTGATCAGTGTACAGGCGTTCTCTGTTTGCCAGTTCAGCTGCTGAGTTGTTCGAGAGAATCTCTCCCACCTCATACGGGTGCTCATATGTGCGAAGCTGTCGTATGTACGTGTTGTACTCGATGACTCGTTTGTTTGTGTAGGAGATGATCCGCTTTGATGGATCTTCCTCCAGGAACTCACGCTCCAGGACACCCTGTACGAAGGTGCCATCGACCAGATCAATGACCCCTGGGACTTGCGTGATAGGTGTGAACACACCGGTCAGCACTGTCTGCTTGGCCTGCTCACAGAGGTCCATCAGAGCCTGCTGTTCAGCATTACGAACTGGGACACTGAGATAGGCTGTCTGGAAGCCCTGGGTGTAGATGCAGGAAACTGTCTCCCCAACAGGAGCGAGTTGGTTTTTGTCACCAACAAACAAAACCTTGCAGGTGCTGCTGATTCCCATCTGCAAATACTTGAAGAGGTTTTTATCTATCATCGAACATTCGTCAATGATGATGAGGGTATCGTTGTGAACATCCCACTTAGCAGTGGGTACAATCTTCACAGTACCGGTCGAGAAATTCTCAGAGACTCGGAGATTCATGAACTGATAGATGGTTCCGATCTCGCTACGTCGATGAGGCATGGCCTCTGATATGACCGCGGCCGCCTTGTTGGTGGTCGCTGTGATCACAACTTTGTTGAGTGGATTGTTTGGAGACTTATGTTTCAGAATTGCATCAGCAATCTGAGAGATCAGGTAAGTCTTACCTGTGCCGGCACCACCGCTTACGTCCATGAATTGATCTGGACCATTAATAAAGTCAATGACTTGTAGAAATGCGGCATGCTGCTCTTGGTTTAAAGCCATTTTCTTTCCTTGAGGATTGGGTGGTGTCCCCCGTCCGAAGACAGAGGACACCGATTTACATTACCCACATTTACTGTGGCCGCAGTCACCACAGGTTGGGCAACCACTTAACACGTGAACATTGAACCCCTTGCATGAGGTACACTGTATTGGTTTTGCTTTGGTTTCTTGGACAGCTTCTGTGAGTGCCACGTCTGCTGGACCGTCTTCAACAAACACTGGTTCAAATTCAGCATCCATCTTGAGAAAAGCAAGATGTTCCTCAAGTGTGAGACCGAGAAGAGCCATGAACGAAGGAATATACTTTCCTCCGACCCAGTCTCCTCCATTGGGATCCATGATTGACTTGAGATCCTCAATGACAAAGCTGATGTCACCACCACGACGGAAGACTGAAGACATCATCCGCGTCAGAGCCAGGACATATTGAAACTTCGACATGTCTTGGGTGTTGATGAAGATCTCAAAGGGAATAGGAATCCCGTCGAGACCCAGATGGTTGTTGATTGTCACGTAGAAGTTGTTGCCTTCCCACTTGAGCTTGTAGGTTTGACCACCCAAGATTTTGACTCGTGGGATTGGACCTGCCGCAACTTCGATTGGCGGCGCCATTGTCGTACTTTCAGCGACAGGTGTCGTTTCCTGAGCGACAGGTGGCACTGCCAATTCCTTCTTTGGTTCGACAGATAGAACTGAACCAGTGACAGCATTGGGACGGTAGGTTGTGCAACCTTTGCAGCCCATGTCGTATGCCTGCATGTAAACGTCTCCAAAGTCTTCGAAGGAGATGTCTTCAGGTAGGTTGACTGTCTTGGAGATGGAACTGTCCACCCATTTTTGGACGGCAGACTGCATCTTCAAGTGAGCCATTGGCTCCAGGTCTTGAGCTGTCTTCAGGGTAGAGACATCTGCGTCATACTCATAGCCTAGAGACTCACGACGCTCATGATAAATCTGTACGGCGTAGTCCCGTACAACTTCTTCACGTTTGCTCCCATCTTTCTCCAGAACTTTACGGGTATATTCGGGTGCGAATATGGGTTCGACACCACTGGATATGTTCCCAGCGTAGAGAGAAATGGTTCCCGTTGGAGCGATCGAGGTGAGCAAAGCATTACGAATACCATGTTCAAGTACACCGTCTCGGATGTGATCAGGCATGTTTCTCATGTTGCCAGACATGATGAACAGTTCTCGCTGATCTTCAGTAGCAGTCACAGGACATGGACCAAAGAGTTTGGCCAGTTCTATCGACTCCTCGTAGGCAGCGATGGCTATGTCCTCCATGATGGTCTCTGTGAATTCAACAGCAACATCTGAGCCGTACTCAAAGCCCAGCATCCAAAGCATGTCATGGAGCCCGGTAACACCGAGGCCCATACGACGTTTGGCTTTGGCTTCCATCTTTTGTTCAGCGATTGGAAACTTGGATATGTCAATGACAGCATCCAACATCTGAACAGCTGTACGTACAGTTGTACGGAGGAGCTCACGGTCAACCTGAGCTGAGGTATCGAAGGGATCGGTGACCATCTTAGCCAGGTTGATTGAACCAAGCAGACAAGCTCCGTAGGGTGGGAGTGGCTGCTCACCACAAGGATTGGTGGCCGAGATCTGTTCGATGTACCAGAGGTTGTTCATCGTGTTGATACGATCGATGAAGATGACACCTGGTTCAGCAAAATCGTAGGTCGATTGCATGATGGAGTCCCAGAGATCTTTAGCCTGGACCCATTCGTAAATCCATTTGCCTTGGGCGTCTTGACCAAGAGATGTATCAGCAGGTGGTACATTGTGAACCAATGCCCACATCTCATCGTTCTTGACAGCTCTCATGAACATGTCTGTTGCAAGGACTGACACATTGAACATGCGAAGACGATTTGGGTCTTGCTTGGCTGTGATGAAGTCAAGAACATCTGGATGATCACACCGCATGGTGGCCATCATGGCTCCACGACGGCTGCCGGCAGACATAATGGTCCGACACATCGCATCCCACACATCCATGAAGGAGAGTGGGCCTGAAGCATCAGCATCAACACCTTTGACAGGTGAGTTCTTTGGACGGAGAGTTGTGAAGTCGTAACCGATCCCACCACCCTGTTGCATTGTGAGTGCAGCTTCACGGAGCATCTCGAAGATGCCACCCATATCGTCAGGGATCGTACCCATCACGTAGCAATTGAATAGTGTGACATTACGGCCACTACCAGCACCAGCTACGATGCGGCCGGCCGGGATGAATTTGAAATCTTTCAGGGCTTCATGAAAGTTGTAACGCCGTTCTTTAGCCACCATTCCCATGTCAGGAATAGTTTCTTGTAGATACGTCTCAATCTCTGCATCAGCACAGGCATTTGCAATCCGAACCCAGGTATCATTGACACTGAGATCGTCAAGAATGTTGGGGTTGGGTGTGGTCAGACGATATTTGTCATTCCAAATCTGCTCACAGATTGGCTGTGGGAATGGGTTGTTCTTGCTCATGGGAGTTCCTTGTTTGAGTAAGCGGAACCGACCGGTGTAGTCAGTTCGATTGAAAAAGAAAAGCCTCTACCGACTCCAGGGAGGAATAATCGGCAGAGGCTTTACACGGGGACGGAGAGCCATGGGGGGATGGTCCATGAGCCACTCTTCCGTTACACCGCGTGTTCGGTTACCAGAACATCCAGTAGATGAGAGGCGTCCAGATTAGTAAGACTGATGCGACGATCATGAAGAAGAGGATCGTGATCAGGTTGATTCTTGCCCGTCCGATATCACTGGATTCCAGATCATCTAGGGTGGGTGTTGGCATCTCACCACAGCCTCGACCGACAGCACCTGGTGTGTCTGGTGAGACGTAGTCCGTCCAATGGCGCCAGCCTTTAGGACAAAGGAATCCCCACTCACGGATCTTTGGACCTGTGAAAAAGACTGTGACCGGTGGAAGATCCTGGACAGGAACAACCAGTCGGTGTGCAAATTGTGCAGGACGGTATGTCCAATCACCATGTTGGAGGTATCTCTTTCGAGGGTAACATCCATTGGGGCTCAGGTGATGCTCAAGCATGCCACCTCTGACAAGCAGAGATAGGCTGGCCCAAGGGTGATCATGCAGAGCCCGGTCATCATCGTCCTTGAGAAACTCATGGATATAGATGTTGAAGAGTCTGTTTCTCGGGATCCAGTACCAACGAAGCATGTATGGATCAGCTTGGTCTCCGACCGCGAAGTCAGGAACAGTATTTATGTGCTTGAGCGCAAGTTTACGTAAGAGTTTGGTGAACATTTCATTCTCCTAAGAGCTGTTGAATCAAAACTTCAGCTCCCTCCTTGTCATGGAGTGCGAAGTTGACGACTGGGATTTGATAGTGCTCCGCCATGCGTAGAGCTTGGCCGGTGCCACCAACAGGTTTCCCATTCTTGGTCCAGCAAACAATGAAGTCTGCTGGTGTCTTTAAATCTTGTCCGAGCACCTGGTATACGTTCCGAGCCATGAAGTCTCGGCCGAGGTCTCCCAGGTTGTCCCAGTATGGGTGGAACTGCCTAGCAATTTGTCGGGATGCTAGGCACGAACCAAAGAGAAGAGATAGATTACCTCGAAATCCTTCCCTCGGAAGGAAGATTTGCTTGGTTCCATCATGCTCGTCACAACCTTCTTCGAAGGCTGAGTCTGCGCCGTTAGCACCACCTGATCGGAGGGTATGTCCACACTTGGCCATGAATCGGCCGACTGATCTCATAAGTTTGAGGGTCTCAGGTGGCGTATCTCTAGCTCCAATTCCGCTGTAGATCATCGCCTTCGTTTCCTTGTTTGGTTCGCCAGTAGTATGACTCCCGGCGTGCGTTGTTACGCTCGTGTTCATTGAGAACATCGGTGCTGTAATCAGCCCTTGTCGAAGACCTTTCGGATTGCATCACGACTTCCTCACCATGTTTGTTTGTGTGACAAACAAGATACATGTCAGAAGGTCGAACTGCATCGGGATTTAAGAACCGGGATCCCATCAGAATGAGATCGGTTGGAATGGTCGACCCATTACGATCGCTTTGACTCGTGCCGCGGCAGCCTGAGCTTGGGCCTGGGCATATTCAGGAGTCTTCCTTTGAGCATCAGCGATGCTGATGTTTACGGAAAGATTCAGGGTCGGATAGGACACGGTCCCCATAAGGTGCTTACGCATTGGTTCGCCTTTCAAAGTTTAAGAATCAAAAAAGAAAAGCCCCAACTAAATGCTGGGGCTCAATCTTATACGGACGGTTGAGCCAGGTAGGCATCTATCACTGCTTCATCAGCAGGAGTCAGTCCGTTGTTCGCAAGGTCTTGAACCGTGGATCCAACAAGAGAGTTGAGGATATAGTCACGGATCACTTGTGCAATAACTTGTAACCAGGTCATAACGGTCTCCTTTCAAGGGTTGATGCCCTTGAATTATATGAGTCCGTGGTATGTGGCAATGGCTCTCATGCGAGCAATGAACAGCAGTTTGAAGACTGCTGCATCCGTTGGTGCAATGACTATGGTCTCACAGTCCTTCGGGAACATGGGTGAAAACATCAGATTGTTTGTCCTAACCACACTTTTGCGGAATCAGATACGATGACTCGCATATAGTTTCCGATTACAATTTCTTCTATAGTATCAACTGTAAAAGTCTTGATAGTCAACCATGGTGCATCGAAGTGGATACGCATTTGGAAGTCAACCGTACCAGCTAAAATGTGAACTTGGACAACACCACGAGTCTCATTCGATGAATGGGCAGACTCTGTGGCACGCAACTCGTTAGAAACATACCCCCCGGTATAACTTCCTCCTGGATCTTCGAAGATCCTTGAGGAATTTGACATTTGAGATCCTTTTTCTCATTAAATTCTCCCCGGAGCGGCTCGCGTATTATAGAACAAAACGGGAACGAAACTATCTACGAACTTCTCGGAGTCTTGCTCCGATTATACGAGCATCTCGGAGTTCATCACGTGCAGCATTTAATGCAAGCTGTGACACTTTCAATTCATTCTTGAGATCTGCGATCAGGGCATCTTTGATTGCGATACGATCACGCATCTGCCCTGTATCAGCAGCATATTCTTTGGCCTCACTTGTCGTTATCAGTGTGTTGCAGGTTGGACATAGATTTGGCTTATTCATTGTTTGTCTCCCCGAGGGCTGCGAGTGCTAGTTTATACCTGTCGCTCTGGTCGTGGTCGGTCAACCAAGTGTTGTGCTTCATGTACTCTACTAAAGCCTCTTTCAGCTTATCCCGCTCGGCCTCAAGGGCCAGAACCTCGTTAAACTTTTCCAGTGATTGTGCGCGGACTAAGCGAAGAGCTTCCTCAACGGCTTGGTGAATGTCGGCGCGGATGTATTCGGCACCATTTGTCACCACGTCCAAGTCTGGTTCTATTGGCCCCCAAGGCGTGTGACCTTTGTATTCCCACGCCCATATCCGTTCTTCTGCTTTGTCAGTCATTTAACCACTCTTTCGATTAGCTCCCCTATCACTTTACAAGGATAAGGGTAGGTTGAGATTTGAAATTCAGCATCATCCCAGTCGGTTGCCTCGATGTCAAAAGACCGAATCGTACCGTTGGGTTTTTTATAGTCGATGATGAAATACGGCATCATCGTGCCGACAGGAATTCAGGTGGAGGGTTTTTGGCACGAAGATCGTCTACCAAACGTTCCAAACCCAGAATAAGGGTATCGGAGAGTTGAAGTAATTCCGCCATATGCGTGATCTCTTTTTGGAGTTCAGCAATTCGCAGTTGTGCAATCTTTGCCTCTCGGTCGAGGATTGCTCTATCCCATCGGGCTATGTCTGCTTCAATATCATTCATTGGTTTTCTCCGGGTGAAACATCAGTGCCAACAAGCTTCCGCCGTAAGGGATTATGAGGCCCTCATAGGCTCTGGTTTTCCAGCACGCACCGGGCCATTGGAACCGATTGGTCACTGATGTTCTTGTGTAATATGGTGACAGGCAGGACTGTCATTATGCTGCGGGGGGTTTTCAACGGATCATGGTACTGTTCCTTTGTTGAAGGAATCTGTCTACTGACAAACCAAAAAGAAAGCCGGGGTGTTACCCCCGGCTTTTGGTCCTTATCCGAACCATTTGGTGTACAGGGCGCTTACCCAGGCTGGTTGGGGTAAAAGATTCCAACCAACTACAAGTCCGACGATTACGCCGGCAATGAAATAAGTCATTTTTTCTTCCTGTCTTGGAGAAGCAGTGGCTTCAGGTTTACTTTCTTGCGATCGACTTCACCGTCTTCTTTGTGAAGTGTCACACACTCGATACCTCCTCGTGAGAAGAGGCCCTTCAACATGGCCCATCGGTTGGGTGCAGCCAGAGTGCGGAAGTGTTCCGCTTCAGCTCCAATAAGTTGTTCCGATCTTCCATGGTGAACATGGGCGGTCCAGATGAACCGCCAGTATTTGGCTTTAGACCAGGCATCAGGGAACTGATCGGAGAAGACATCTTTGAGGTCTTGCCATTTGGCTTTATCGCCGTGGTGGGGGAAGACTGCGCACTTTCCCCAAGGGATCACACGGAAGTCATCGTCGTTTACTTTGATGTCTATCCGCGGATTGTCTTTGAAATGCTCGTGGAGAGCCACCATGACGCCGATATAGGCTGTTTCGTCGTGGTTACCCCTGAGAAGGTGGACTTCCACCTCCTCGTGTGTTTCAGCGAGCAGGACACATGCAAATCGCATGATTTCTAGGGCATCGAGTGTGTTCTTGAGATGATTCTCTCGAATTACGTCACATTCGTTGCCTGAAGCAGGTGTAAGCCCATGATGATCATTGGCATCGAGCAGATCCCCCATTTCCATGAGGACTGCTTTCTTTGCCTTTGGGAGGTTGGTCATCAGTTTGTGGACTGCTCCATGGACTACCTTGAGGTACTCAGGGTCTCCGTATTCACCACCGACATGAAGGTCACATAGGGGGATGAAGTTGCATAGGTCTTTGGGAAGATCCTTGGGGGATGGAATCACTGGATACGGAAGAACATTCTTCAGTGTTTCTTTGATTGCATCTCCAAGGTTGATCGACTCTGCTTCTGGATCCCGTTCGGCTTTCCAGAATACTGAATCGAATGAACCATCAGGATGTTTGACACCTCTCCAACCATGTTTGGCGCCGGTGATATCCAGGCCGGTTGCTTCGAGTGCTGATTGTTGTCCTGGGGAGGCATTTTCCCATTTGAGGGCTGCTTGAATTGATTGTGTTGCTGCTTGTCGAGATACACCCTCAAGATCTGCTACTGTTTGAAAGCACTGACCATGAATGTGCCAAAGCTTCAGGCGTCTAGCCTGTTGATCAGTCATTGGCATACGTTAATCCTTGAATGAAGTTATTATGTTTTTACTTGGAATCCTACTTCAGCTCCCCCTACTCCAGCAGCAGTCCAAGCGACTCCTGTTGCTGGATCGACGGTCCAAGATTCGTTGTGTTTGCCGAATTGATGTGTTGGTGGTGTATAGTCGGCCGCACCATCGTAGTCAGTCGAAGAGATTCGAAGGAACGGCCGGATATTTACCGGTCCAGTCGTTCCAATCCTTACGACACTTTGAGCATTTAGAGAGTGGATGAGTCTGCCAGCCGGTACAGTGTATGCGGGAAGATTGTAGGAGTTCTTGTCGAGGTTGGTTCCACTTGACCATCCAGTTCCACGATCATCATCGTTGATTTCCAGGATGGATGTCGACATGTCTTGGTAGAAACCAATTGTGTCGGCTGGAATACGTTCCATCTTCATCCCGATCGTGGTTTCCCCGTGGGCAAAGATGACTTGGCTATAGCCGATCCACTCACCGTTGAAGGCGACTATATCATTATGGACAAACTGCATTACGGTAGGCATGACTGCCGCGCCAGAAGCGGCGACTGTTGCTGTAAGTTGCAACACTTCATCTGAATAAAGAGAGGCCGTGCAATTAACGCCGTCGTCTTCATAGATAACATCTACTGTTTGCAAGCCGTTGCCGAGGGGGAACCACGTGAAGCCTGAACTGACAAAACCGCCGGCGCCGTTATAGACCCGTATGCCGAACGCGCCGTTTGATATATCCAGGTAAACCCTTAGCGCCCCGTTATTCGTCGACCACCTACCCCACTCGCCATCAGCGCCGCCTGAGTTGGTACGCGGAGACCACCAATCGAAGTGCATCGACACGAGGCTCTCGCCGGTTAAGTCGACGTTGTGGCCGACTGAAATAGGGTACAGAGATGAAGTGGTGCTCGATCTGACGCACCCGTCAACATATGCGGAGTCAAACTGGCCGGCGGTCGTTCCCCACGTGCCGCCAGAAAAGTCGTTAATGCTGTTGGTTAAGAATGTGACAGTCATGGTGGTTTCCTATATCGGCTTGGTGACAACATACGTATCAAAGGCTTGAAGGGAAACCCCTTCATTAATGCCGCCGATCACGATCTTAGTGTCAAAGGCTTGAACGGCAATACCGCCTTCACGGGCGCCGGCCGTGGCATATGTCGTTAACTGGTTTGATACGCCCTCCTCTACACCGATGTCGAAGTAAAAGTAAGACGCGTCGAACACCCCGTAGCGCGAGTAAGTGTCTTCTTTCCTAAACGAGCCGATCTGAGTGTAAGTGATGTCGTCGTGCGAGACGTAGATGTCGGCAGAATCTATGTAATCAATGTCTGATTCAAAATACGTGATGCGGAGGAGGTCGGGCGCTACGTCGGCGCCGAAGTCGAAGTCGAAGTAAGACCACGTGGAGATGTTGAACGTGATCGTGGTGTTAGTGAGTACCGCTGTTTGATTGCCGGCCGCGGTCAAAATACTTACTGGTACAAGGTCCACACCGCCGTCTTGGAAAGCGATGTTGACGATTTGTGGGTTGGAGCCAACAAATGCGAAGTTGTTGATGCGGAAGTACCGTGCTTCTGGCCATCCAACAACAGGTCCAGGCCCAGAAGGTACAAATACATACCTTGGTCTACGGAGAAACATTAGCTTGCACTCCCGAGAAGGGTCCATATCGCTGATGCTGCTGTGGCGTCGGCAGTGACTGGGCCTATGAAGGATAGGGCAGAACCAGCTGCTACAGTTTGAGCAGTTCCACCAGCAGTTACGAAGGTGAATGCGCCTCCAGTTCCAATCGTTATGGTTCCGATCGAGACACCGTCATCCTGAACATCAATAGCAAATGATGCTGTTGGATTTGTGTCAATATTTCCGATTGACCCTACGAAGTTGGCAGGGAAAACCAATGTACGAGCAATCATGATCTTTTCAAGGATCTGTGATGTGGTTGGTGTGGCTTCAAAGCCAGACGATACGTCGTAGAATGAGTTGGACCATTCGTGGTTGAAGTCTGTGCCATCTATTTTCGTAAGCACTTGGTTCGCAGTTCCACCTGGTTTTATCCATCCAATGTTTCTTTCAACATTGAGTCTCATCTGACATGGAGCACCGAGTGCAGCATAAACGTTGTCAGATACGGCTGGAGCAACAGTGGCATATCGAACACCAGCAGTGAGCTCAGTTTCCCAAAGTCCGGCAGTATCATTTATACCGCCAGAGCCTGGATAACTAACTTGACATGCAGAGGTTGCTGTACCGTCTGTTCTTACAAACATGATTGCATAAGCAACACCAGCTTGTAGTGCGAGAGGTGTTGGAAATACGAATGATTGGGTACTTGTTGGGTTAACGGCTGACATCGTACCAAGCGGATGGATGATGGAAACAATATTACCTGGATTAGGTGATGTGAGTTCAGCCACTGAAACATCAATGGTTTGTGTTGGAGATGTGCTTATAAACACTTCAAGACTCTTCAAAAGAATATCAAAGAGCGGAGTGACAATAGCACCTTTTGTTGCGTAGGCTGAGGAGCTTGTAGTGAGAGTACCATCGTTGGTTACATTGTTGCTACCAACGACAGCTACACCATCTGCTCCATCAGCTCCATCAGCGCCTGCTGCACCTGGAGCCCCATCATTTCCTGGTGCGCCGGTTTCACCTGTACCAGTCCCTGTGCTTTTTTTACCAGTAATAATGAGCCGGCCGGCTGATATTGTAGTAGTGGCCGCAAAGAACCTGATTGCATTAGCTATCTCAAGGCGGTCTTGCCACCCATCAACCTTAAACACAGTGGTGCCAGCTGCACCTGATGACCACATTCCATGTTTTGATGTGGGTGTGAGAGCTGTTCCGTGGTTCTTTATAGTGGCGAAACCAGAGTTGTTTCCACCTCCATCAACCATGGCAAAATAGGCTTGGTCGCTGTCGTCATAGTTGTCGCTGGTGATGCCGGTGTATAGCCGCGAATATTGGTCTGTACGCCATGTTATACCAGCATCAGGGGAGAACTGATAACGCAGTTGGGAACCACCAGAGGTAATCTCAGAGTGGATATAAATTTCATCATACTGCGTCAGATCAGTTAAGACTTCTTGAGCTGTTGTCGTGATAGCTGTTGTTGCAAAGTTCTGATCGAGAATAAGCTCCCAGCCAGGAGAGACAGTGATTGGTATAGCTGGTAGGGCAGCAAGGGGAACAGTATCTCCAACGGGGAGCTGTTGAGTCTCCCCGTTGATTAAGACCAATGGTTTTTGTTCAGCCACAAGAAGACTCCTTCATGCTTATAGGTTTATGCAAGAAGGATTGGGTTACCAATTTCAACGTTGATCGAAGTTGCTGAGATGGCAACACCTAGCTTTTGCACGATAGCGCCGGTGATTGTAGGAGCAGTCCCTGTGGCGTCTCCAGCAACCTCTGCGAGGAACACATCCCCACCGACCATACCAGTGACTCCAGCACCATCGTTTGTGCCTCCGAAGTAGACTGTGGCCATCGTGGCATCCAGGTGTGTAGCCATGACAAAGCCATGAGCACGAGTACCAAGAGCAGAAGCATCTGCCAGACGACATGTGACCACGGCAGCATTGTCATAGATGTTGACAAAGTCACCGGCAGCCAGGGCGCCGTTACAGAGAATACTTGCTGTGTCTGCACCAATGCCTGTGGGCATCATAGTGGTGTCCAATTTCCCCGTAGCATCAAGAGCCGGGATCAGGTTTTCTTGACCTGCACCTCCGACTTGTGGGGCAACGGTTTCAGTGAAACCTCCAGCAGCATCATGTTTGAGAAATTTTTCACCGGCCATTTTAAGCTCCTATTGTCGGGAAAGGGTCAAAGTTAATTTGTGTTGCAGACATTGCCCAACCGATTCTTCGAACCGGTGAAGATGCACTAACTTGGGTCAATACACCAGACGCTCCAACGAAGATAGGGGCATCTGGAGTCCAAGACCACATGTTATCAGTGAGTTTCCCCGATCGAATGAGGGATACATCAGTACCTGGAGTGACTGCGACTTTAGTTACACCTGCATATCGTTCCAGGCTTGGCTGTGTTGGTTCACAGTAGAGCCCGTCTCCCGTCACTGCCCGGTACAAGGATAAATTGGTTGCAGCTGTCACAACGACATCCACGGTCGCTGAAGCGATAACGTTTGGATTTATGTTGTTTGCCGTGTGTGGACCGATGTCTACGGTGAAGACTTCGATCTCCATGTCGACAGAGAAATCTGTGGTGGTGTTCAGTTCAAGAGTGAACTCAGTGTTGGCATCAGCCTCGATGAAGAAATCGAGCTGGTTGTCCGCAGTCGTTTCAACTGTCAGCTGAGACGCAATTGACTCTTCAACGTTGAGCTCAAAGAGTGGGACAAAATCTACCATTTAAGTCCCCTGTGTTTGAGCATTCGATGCACGAGCGTGATCACGAGCAGTTTCAATAGTGGTTCGATCAGCATCAGTGAATGTACCACCACCGGTGTTTACAGTGACCACTTCAGTAGAAGGTGGAGGCTCATATGAGATTTTGAGAATAGTATCCAACGGAGTAAGGGGTGTAATATCAATCAGGGAAATACCTGAAAGTCCCTCATCACTGAGCAATTCGCCTGTGATAGTGATGGAAGCAGTCTCATCAAACGGAGTAATACGAGTCCCACCAAGAAGGCGGAGTGCTCGACCTGTTGTCTTTCCACCACCTTTGTCGATCAAAGGGAGAGCTTCACAGAATAGATCATACTTACGCAGATTTTCGTCCAACCGTCGAAGGTTACGGACTTCTGTGTAAATATCATCAACTGGGTTCCATGTGACGATCCCAGACAGGAGGTAAATTATCCTGTTGGGACCGTCAATGTAATCAATCACAGGTGAGGCCACTGACATAATCAGTTTCCCTTCTTATACGTTAGTCTCGGTAGGCGGCACACAAGATGCAGTGATGATTGCAGTACGAGACATGGTGAAAATGGTCTTAGCCTGAGCTACGCCACCATCACCTTCGCATTGGAAGACCACATCTTTATCAGTACCTGCTGTACCCCCGACAGTGTCACCGTCGTAGTCATGAGCCCAGATAATACGGTTGACGTTGTGATCAGCCAGTACGTTACCTTTGACCGAAGCAGCCAGAGCATCAACAACTGTGACAGCACCTGCTGTGTTGAAGGCTGAGAGGTAGTGTGCGTGATACCAAGCATTTGTATCAGCAACTGCACCAGCACCAACTGTGACTTCGTTTTGTACGTTAAAGGGGCGAGTTTTTGAAGCAGCAGCATCATCGATAAATACAATCCGTTGTTCATCTGCTGTTGGAATATTTTCGATAAACAGACCCAGTGCATCAGCACCAGATTGAGTGACGATTTGACCAGCACCGTTATATGAGTACCAGGTTTCAACTCGCTTACCATTGGTGATTGTGATTGCACCAGTGTCGATGTCATCATCAGTCTGAGCCAGAGCATCAAGAAATGCTACACACTCGTTCAATGTACCGCTGGCTGTGTTGTTGAGAACCCAAGTAAAGTCGCCATCGGCTTCGTTAAATCCTGTTTCAGTTTGAGGAGCAGCGAGTTTCTCCAGAGTCATACCTGTCCAAGGAGCAATTTGAGTGCCACCGTAAACATCGGCTAGAGCAAATGCACCAGTCGTTAGGTGAGCTGTCTCGTTAACAGCAAAACCTGTGGAGTATGGACCAAGTTCCGCAATACCCAGATCGGTTGTTGTTTCTTTCCGGTCGTAGTTTTGACCAAAAGTACGAATTGAAACCGCCTGGTATGTACGAGTGTCGAAGTCACCTGCTGTTGCATCTGATGGAGTATTGGCTGTTGAACCAAACACCTGAACAGCTTCATCAAATTGACCAAGTTTAGCAAAGTTAACTGGAGAACTACCTACACTTAGCTGGTAGTATGGCTGAGAGGTTGCTTCGATGTTTGAGAGCCCTTTGTCACCAAAGTAAATTCGGTCAACACCACCATCGGTAGCAAACTCAGTCCATCCAGAGCTTCGCAGAATGTTACGATCTGCTGCTGTAGATGGTTTCCGTGAGTTCACAAAAGCGTAAGCTCCAGCAAACTTAAACGATGCGTCTGTCCAACGGTCATACTTCCGAAGATCCTCGTCAACACGACGTTCTTGGTTTTCAAAAGCGTAAGCAGCTTCAAAACGAATACCCAAGGTTTCATCAAGCGGGTTAGCTTCCAAACCAGAACCTAGATCAACTGAGGCCAGTTCCTGGACAGTGATGAATTCCATCAATCCAGTGACTTTGTTGAAATAGACGTTACCGTCTGGGGATCCAGCTCGTCCATCAGTGGACTGAACCAGCATTGTGCTGTAGTTTGACAGGTCGATAAGTTGTGCTGTAGCCATCTGTTAGTCTCCTTTTGATTCGCCCAGGGTCATCCGGAGCTTTAAGTTTTCAACCTCAGTTTTCAATTTGTGGTTTTCTTGCTGTAGTTCCTGTATTGCATTGGACGCAGCAAGTCGATGATTATGTTCTCCCACTTCCATACCATGAGCATATGCAAGCTTCTCAAATTCCCGACCAAAGTGGATGACTCTCATGGCCTCGAAGTCTTTGAGACAGGATGGCAGTCGAGAGATCTCAACGCCTGTGCTATCAACGATAACCCATTCGTTGTCGTTTTGGTTTATAGCCCATTGTCCTTGGGCATGTTGTAAAGGGAGATTTGTGAATAAATTCGTCATTGGTTGCTTTCTTTTACTAAGTTGAGTGTTCTGGTCACGTCTGAGACGCCCAGAGAGACCGTTTCAATATATTCAATGTATCCAGCTGCGATGATCTGAATCACACCTGTGTTTGGTGTCCCTGTTGTATAGACTTGTGTGGACAATGTAGCAGATTCTTCACCATCCAGTTCAGTTGTATAAAGCTTTCCTGAAGCGGGATCGTCAATGCCTAATCTCCACTCGTATCCGGTGATTGCAGGGTTGACTGTGAAAGTCAGCGTTTTCAGCCCGACTACCACATTAACAGTGCCTAGCCCGACGTTGTGAACAGTGGGGGTTGATGCACCAGGTTGTACATTAATGGTCAAGGTAAAGCCAGAATCCACATCTACGAGGATGGTCTCATTTCCTGTGGTTCCATCTGTAGCAGCGTAACCGGTGTCTGTGTTGTCCCAGTTCAAAGATTGACTTGAAGCAATGTTACCCAAATCCACTGCGTAGCCTGTGCCGGCAGAAGTGAATACACATTTTGTCACTAAATTAAGATTCCCGGTGACCAAAGCAGATGTGCTTGGGCAGCCAGTGAATGCACATGTGGTTAAAGTGGCGCCATTCGCTGTAACAGTACCAGCTTCAATCCAACGACATTGACCGAATGTTGCACCTGTTCCCAAGATTGTGGGACCAAAACCAATAAAACCACAGTTGGTTAGCAGAGCTGTTGCAGCAGATGTCAGCATTTCAAATCGACCTGGGTTGTTAGTACCAAGTGCGTTGAAATTTACGTTTGTAAGGGTCAGAATACTTGATGCGTTTTCAAGAAGAATTTCTGTGAAATCTGTAAGTGAGTGAATTGTATCTAAAATATTGATATTGGTGTTCGTATCCAAGAACTCACAGGGAGTACCTGCACTACCAATGCGTATTTTGCCTTGTAGGTTATACCCACCACCAACGCTTTGAAAAATACCTTCTGATGTTGACTCATCATCTGTTGAGATTCCTAAGAAGGTAGCCTCTGGGTCTGCGCCTGTACCGTTTAGGATGTCATATCCTGTTCCGATACGTGCTCCGTCACAGGCAAAGTTTGCAAATTTTGCTGATGCTGTGATGTTTGCTCCACCTCCAATTTGAGATGGAGTGGTTCCAGGGGATCCTTCAAGAGTTCGCAGATTTGATAAAGCTGTGTTTACAAATCGAACGGCATATGGCTGCATACCTCCTCGTGGGAGTGTATCAACACCGTTAAGGTGGAACTTCACAAAGGCATTGGTGGAATCACCAATACACATGACAATTCCACGGTTGTTTCTGGTAGCAGCTAGACCAGGAGTTCCAACAATAATCCATTCAAAAAAGTGGTCATTGGCTCCAATTGTAAAGTTTGCTCCATTGTCATATAGAAAACCCTTTTCAGCAGCAGATACCTGCTTATCAACAGCGTTTGTTCCTTCAATTGCATAGTCTGAACCAACGCCAAGACCACCAGCACCACCACCGTAAGCTGAGACACCTGTGGTGCTCTCAAACAGATAGATGTCAGCAAGATCGGAGGTATATGTTGCAGCTACCATTTTTCACCTATGGGTAAGTCAGAGAGGCTCGTGTTGTCCAAGCATCAGTTATGTTTGCAACTCCAGAATTATTAGCCACCGTGGCATCTGAAGTTAGTGCAGTCAGGCGTACCTGTCGGCGTATCATCCATCCCCCATTTACAGTAGTCCAACCGAAATAGAAATAAACCGAATCAGCGTCATCTATATAATCTGGGCTGGCCAGAAAACCGGATCCTCCACTACCAAGATTATTGGCTGTGTGTGGTCCTATCTCGACGACAAACTCATTCGACCCTACAGAGTCAAGATGGATTTCAAACAATGGAGAGAATTTATTAGAAGCCATTTAGGACTCCCGAAGGTCGACATAGAATGTTTTGGAGGAACGTTTACCTAAGCCAGGAATGTCAAAGCGGATGTCTGCATCCAGAAGACGCTTCTTCCATGCAGCAGTGAGTGTAGAATCCCTGGACAATCGGAATTGGCCCAGTGGCTCATTGACCATGGTTACAACCAGAGTATCTTCGACTGCGTCACACCAGCTCAATTCAGAGGTGATGGTCCAGCCTGTAATATCCACAACGATAGCAGCGTCATAAGCTGCTTGGTCGATTACTATCTGAGCTGCTGTTGCGTCATAGGCTGCCTGAGCATCAGTCTCATCTTGTGCCACATAAGGGATTGCAGCGATCGCAGCATCCAGGGTGGCCTGGTCAAGTACCAACTGAGCTTGAGAAGCTGTCAGTGTAGCCAGAGCTGCAAGAGCACCGACTGAGTTCTTGTTCTTGACTGTCATGTCGTGAAGGAAGTCATCACCACGTTTGAAGGGTATGACTTTTTTATCACTCGAAATGGTTGCCATTTTGTATCTTCTCCAAAAGTGGGTATTTTTTTCGGTGTAACACGAAAGAAGGATATGACGCTAGTCAAGAAAGAAAAGACACGAAATCCGAAGATTCCGTGTCTTTTGGTTTTGTCAGACGATATCGCACTGAGTGAACTCATATCCGCTGGAGTCAATTTCGACTCCACCGGTTTCCTCCATCTCTTTTTCAGCCTTATCTATGGCTTCTTGTGCTGTCTTCGCCTGGACCGTTACCTGATAGGTAACGATTGTCTCAAACTGGACTTTATACTTCACCGGTTAGGGCCTCCTCAAGGTCACGTCGTGTGTAGAGAGACCTTACCTGTGCAGCTTCACCTTTGGAAAGACCTTCCAGGTCAGAATGAATGATTGCAGAGATTTGGTCCTGTGTCAGTGACACACTCTCACGAGTACGCATGTAGGCCGCGTAAACCAATGGAAAGAAGTGCTCCACAGCTTCAGCGATCAGCTTGGCGTAGACCCGAATCTCCCATTGAGCGTGATCATCGTCCCGTAGGTACAGGAATTTGATCAGGTTCGAGACATCCAGTTTCCAAACAACCTCAGTATAGGTGTTCAGAGGAAGCACGATTCGAGCTGTCTCACGAGAGACACCTAACCCGAGAAGATCGTCATACGCTTCAAACGCCATTTCTCCAGCTGCATGTATGACAGATCGTGCGATCTCAGCATCTACAACCTCAAGAGGTTCAGCAGAACCTTGCTTGTTCACCTTGTCCTGTTTGCAGATTTGCTCAGGCTCAGGGACGTAGAAGAGCTTCACCATCTCCGAATAGCGACCTGAGTATTCATTCAGGTTTGCAGTCCGGTGACGAACCATCTGACGCATGCAAAAGATTGGCATACGCATGTGGAACTTGATTTCACCCATCTCAAGGGGAGATGTGTGGTGATTCCGAACCAGGTAATTGATGAGACCTTCGTCGTTGTTCACCTTCTTGGTTCCCCGGCCGTAGGACATACGAGCCGATTCAGCGATACTGGTGTCCGAGCCCATGACTTCTTTGACTTCAAAGAAACCGTGGTCGAGGACTTGGATCGCATTTTCAGGTTTGTCTGTCCATTCAAGACGATTTTCCAACTGAGGTTGGGTATCGACTTCGATAGTGTCCGGATCTGGATCAGGATCTGGAAAGATCTCAGCGAAAGATGCTGGACCTTTGGGGTTATACTTTACGTAATTTACGTCAAACCCCTCTTCATCGAGCTTCTTCTGAAGATTGGTAATGGCAACCTCAAGGTTTGCTTCCGGCCCATTGTTGTCAATGTACAGGTTGGCTTGTTTGGCTGTGAGCTCATTGGAGGCTTTTGCTTCAGGCTCCAGACGAGCTGAAGCATCAACCCATATCACATGGTCAAAGAGCCCTTTCTCTATACAAGCTTCCCATTCAGCGATGCGACGCATGCCGATGTACATGTCATTGCCTTCTTCAAGCATCTCAGTGGCTGTCCGAGATTTGTCAGGCGTGTTGTATGCGGAGATGAGATTTCCCCACACAACTCGATTTTCGGGAGTGATACGAGCTTCAAACATCTTCTCGAAGGAAGCGTAGCGTTCACGTCCCCATGTTGGCCAGATTGCTCGGCGGCCGACAAAGTCAGATGAAGATGAGAACGTGAGTCCCATCTTATCTGAGATCATCTGGGCAACGGTGTCTTTACCGTGGCGCCCATGACCGATGATCAAGAGTCTTGGTTTCCTAGACATTTCTGTCTCCTTTGGATTGGATTTAGTGAAGAGCCGGCTGTGGCCGATCTATTGCGTTCTGGTATTTGCCATGACCATAGTCACCAGCTTCTTCGAGCCGGCCGAACAAAACTTGAGCAATACCTTGGCCAGACACAATCGTTACACTCTCCGAACCATGAAAGACAAGCTCCAGAGTCAGGAAGCCATTCCATCCTGGTTCGATCACTGTGTTGAACACAGATAGACCTCTGCGAGCCCAAGTTGATTTGTCCTTGACGTTGCCGACAAGGTTTTCAGGCATCTGGAAGAGTTCCATTGCTGAAGCCAGAACAAAATTACCCGCGAACACTTCTTCACCACCTTCAGGATCGGTGACTACAATTCGCTCCCCAAAAGGATCATTGATGTACTCGATGGTTTGTTTGATCCGGATATCATATCCGGCTTCAGCAAGACCCCAAGAGGTTCCTTCGAATCGTTCTTTTGAAGAAACCATATCTTTGATTGGTTCCGCTTGGAGGAGTGTTTGGCCGTTAACAAACATGGGTTTTCACTTTCAGTTGGTTGGTGGGATCAGATAGACTGTCCCGTGGATATTTGTAGGAATGTTGTCGTATTCACTGGTGGCTAACCAGATTGATTCCCACTTGGGTTTAGGAGGGATTGGTACACAGAGGTCTGTAAAGATTACAAGGGCCTCTGGGTCGAGTTCTGACGCTCGTGCGTACACTTCTGTCAGATTGGTGCCACCACCGGCTTTGACCCGTATGCTTCCATACTGCTCTTTGTCGGTAAAGGTCTGTTCATGGACAATCTTTGTATCAAAAAAGATGACTGTCATCTTTGATGGGTTGAGAGTGTCTTTCAAGGTTCTGATCGAGTCATGACATTGCTGTACATGAGCCATCATGGACCCTGATATATCGAAAGCATAAACGAGATGCTTCAGTCTATTGAGGTGTCCCCGTTTAGGGAAACGTCCTGGCAAAAGAAGCTTGCCTTTCATGCCATGTTGACGGCGATTTGGCCGCATAAATGTCCGCTTTCCACCGGATAGAGGATCCGTCAGGTAAGGCTCAAATATCTCATGATACGTTGCCCCTTTGATCATCACAATGTTGTCTGTGAGGTCCAATCTGATGCCATTATTGCCGGATTGGCTGCCGCATCCAGAAGCATGTTTATCAACATCTTCTTCAGCATCTGATTTCTGCTGATCAAGGGTCTTACCTTCAGCGTTGACAATCTCTTCGATCATGTCCTCGATCTGTTCGGCGGAGATGTGTTTTGCCATCGCTTCAAGATCAGGTGGAGCATCTGGATCTTTCGCAGCATAAATGGTGTTGTAAACCTGTTCGGTTGACTGTCCCATATATTGTGGGTCCATAAATGGATCAGTGCCTTCAAAGGTGAAGCCATCTGCTCCCATGCCGTTGTTAATCACATGGTCTGCGGCAACGTTGTGAGTATAAGGATCACAACCTTTGCCTCGATCCAGGTGCTTTAGGATCAGGTGCCATACCTCATGAACCATGACAGAGATACGAGTCTCTTCTGGGATGGAGTCATAGAAGTCTGGGTTGAAGAAAATGAATCCATGGCCAGCACAAGCTGTTGGGATTGAGCGTGACCAGAAGATCCGAACGTTGGCAATGTAGCCGGCCAAGCCTTTACAGCGTGGATCGAAACAAACCATGTTTTCAAAGGCTTCTTTGAGTGAGAGAGCCTCAGAAGGTTTCATTGGCTCCGGGACTCCAGTGGTAGGATCCACTGGAGCTGGAGGCGGTAGAACTTGGTCCGGTAAACCGGTCATTTCATTCTCCTGTTTGGAACGCAGTGGAAGGAAGCTCAGGAGCAAGAGGCATGTCTTGCAGCCCTACAACATTCAAACGCTTGCTGACTGAGTCTATCAGCTTTGCATCTGAAACAGTGTTCCCAAGGGTTTCCTTCAGAATCTGAACGAACAGTGAGGAATGTTCTGCATCCATCCGGTTCATGTAAACCAGGATAGCATCCCGAGATTGTTCCTGAGTATCAATGAAGAACTCAGCACAAGACGCAGTGACCTTTGCCTTCCCGATGTTGTTGTGCGGGATCTTGGCAGAGCTTGGAGACTGTGCAATTTCCCATGGGAGAGCGATCTGAATCGTATCATCATAGTGTTCTTTGAAGGCGACAGATGCCATTGAACCAATGGTGCTGAACAGCATTGCTTGAATAGCAGGGCTGATGACATCTCCACTGGTGATCTGGGAGACAGGTACGCCGGCCGAGTCTTTCCGAGAAGCTTTGGGCTTTTTGCACTCAGCTTCATGGAGTCGAATGATCTTGGACACTTTGCCCCAACCACGAGGGTTGTGGTACGTTTCCAATTCAGTACGAGTCTTGGGATCGACTGTTCCGATCAGCATGTCAGGATACTTCTTGATGAATTCATAGACAGCGTCATGAACATCGCCATGGTCTTTGGACCACTTGAGCCAGTCCTTGGAAGAGACCTTCATCTCCTTCGGTAACATCCGAGTGATCAGAGTGTCAGGGAGCTCACGTGCGATCGCTGAATCAGATGCACGGTTGCCCGCGGCTACGATCACAGCTTTAGGGTGGACTTTCTTTCCACCAACTGTGTGTCCCAGCAGCAGGCTATAGATTGCAGCCATGACTTCCTCAGTTGCTGAGGAGAGTTCGTCAAGGAAAATGAGCCATCCGTTCATCTCATTGCCATCTTTGTCAAGTGGCAACGGATCACCTTCCATGGGGAATGTGTCGAATGGATTGTATTCTGCTTTACCTGTCACTGGGTTCAGGCTGGGTAGACCAGAAAGGTCTTCAGGAAGTTTCTGGCTCAACCGGATATCAAGCAGTTTCATATAAAACTCATCAGCGACTTGTGCTGTAAGGTCTGATTTACCGATAGCAGGTTGGCCTGAAATGTACGGAATCTCTCCGATCTTGAGACAGTTGATGACAAAAGTCTTCATTTGAGATGGGGTCAGGGCCTTCATCTGATTTCTCCTTTGGTTTGCCCGGTGCGGAATGCAGTTGGCAAATAAAACCAAAAAGAGAAAGGTCAGACGTATTCTTGAATGGTGTACCCTGATGTAATCTTTCCCGATTGGGTAAAGAATGCGGCTGCCATCTTTGGATTCGGATTGTCCGAGGTTCCAAGGTAGACCAGGTTAAGGTCATCTGGGAAGACATCAGAATAATAGATGATCATCCTTGCATCATCGTAGAAATAATACTTATATGGTTTAACGTCTGGTTTTGGATTGGCCATGTCGTATCCTTCCTTGTTGAAAAAAACTTCCCGACCCTCAAATTATGAGGGTCGGGTTCTTTTTTACTAGGCTAGGAGGTACTCGCCGTCAAGAATCACATCACGGTCAATCTTCCCAACTTTGTTGGTCTTGATGTCCTGATGAGCCACTTGCTTGGCGATGTCTTGAAGCATGATCGAGTCATTGATGTCAGCAAGAATGGTGTTGTACTGACGACGTAGGTCGTTGCCGTAATTTGGGTGACAACGGAAGCAGTCATGGACTGTGACTACGTTAAACGGTTTCTTTGGAAGCGTATTGATCATCTCGAAGATTGTGTCTTCGTGGACGATCCCAGCATTGTCCGGGGTCAGATGCTCCAGAATTCTGACTGATAGAAAGCCAGTTTCATCATAGTTAGACCACAGTGCCTCTACCATTTTGTCATCTGGTGTGACGACATTGCTGTTGACCGGCCCACTAAAGATGTGAGCCAGGAACTCAAGTGTAGCTGGATTGAACATGCACCGACGTAACATCTCCCGGACAACCATCCCATCAATTGAATGGATGATGTTTGGACCGAGACCCTTGTGGAAGTCAGGACGTGCGTCGACATTGACAGAGAGTTTGTAATCCTCCTCAAGGAACTTGAAGGGCTTATTCTCTTTGTCTTTGGTTTCGATGCACGCATGGAAGTTGTCAGGCATAATCCATTCATACGTTGAGCCTGAGACCTCATCCCACAATTGTTGTAAGCCAAGGTTAAGATCCCAGGCGCCAGGTGCCATTGCTTCAATGGTTTCGTAGAACAGATCGATGTGCTCTCCGAATGTGGACTCAGGTGTAGCCACAGACCCATACAAGCTGGTCATGATAGCAGCCTTCACCTGTTTACGTGTGAGTACCCCATGGAGATTCATGGCGCCGTAGATGGCGGTGTATGAGTCCACACACTGATCCGATCGTCCTCCACATAGGTCGAAGGACTTTGGACAGCTCACAAGCAGTGATAGAATCTGAAGGCCCGATGAACAGGCATCCAGTGAGATCATATAGCCTGAAGCTAGACCAAGTTCAGTCTGGTTGTGAGCAAGGATGGCTGCACGTAGACCGATTGGATCAGAAGCTATCTTGAAGATCCGAGGATCATGCAAGTTGATCGTGTTGAAATGAGCTAGGCGCTCATCCCATGTCTTCTTCTCGAAAGACTTGTCATGTTTGCAGGCAATTTCTGCTTGCAGATACTGGAAACCTGTAAGGCTTTTCATTGATTAGTCCTCGTTTTCAAAGAGTTTTTTGTTGGAACGACTAAAGAAGCGACGTTTTTTGGTGTCTTCATTGTAGTCGTTGGGATGAGATGTGCGGGTGTGACCGCTGGGTCTGTCACGACTCTTGGTGTTGAACATCCAAGGGTGGTTCATGTACCCATCCGACCCTCTTTTATTTGGGTTAGATGGGTCCACTTTAGGCTTCTTCATCCAGCGTTTGGGACGCTGAATGCTATTAGCCATGCTCACGAGCCTCATTCTCATAGCGGTCGAAGGCTTCTTGCCGGTTCTTTAGGAACTCAGCATTGAAGCTGCTGGCGATGGCGTCATCATCTTCGATAAATTTGCAGGCTAGGTTCCAGCCCATCATGGCTGCCGTCATTGCAACAGCTTTCTCTGAACCAGAATGAAGATTGACCCACCCAAGGAGTGCCTCAGTTGATTCAGGTGTTGCGAAGAAGTCTGATCTTTGGATTGGCATTGCATTTCTCCTATGCGAAAGCGATGAATGGTACTTTCAAGAGCTCTGCGATTGCACAGATTCTTTTCAAGCGTTCATGGTAACGGGTTTCAGTGGTTGAATACTTCAGAGCTGCTCTGAGAATTCTGACCCTGATGTGACCCGGAGCTGTCATAGATACAGACAGTCCGAGGTCTTCAGCCAACTGATAGAAGTTCATGTTGGCCAGGTTCATTGTGGAATCAGGATTCCAATCGTCAGCATGCTCGATGTTGTTACCATCTTTAAAAGCGGGATAAATATCGACTGACATGGCAGTCTCCTTTCTATTGAACGATTTGAACGGAGTGATAGTCCATTGGCCTTTCATCATTTGCCATTGGAGGACCATATTCGTGGAGGTATTTGACAGTCACTCCGACGTAACTGTCCTGTTCGGGGTCTCGGTAGAGGATCACAACACGTTCGTGAGCATCACCGGCTGCCATTGCATCGGCTTGTTCATCACTCACAGCACATACACCGTGACGAGGTATGAGGCTGACAAGATAGTGAAGCCTTGAGCTGTGGGAGTGATTTTACCCATGCCCCAATATTTGAGGTATGTGATGTAAGCACATATGGCTGCGAAATAGACCAACCAACCGATCGAGAGAACGGTTAGGAACTTGTACATAAATAGTGACATCATTTTCTTGACTTTCTTTTTGCACGGAGTTTTGCACGCTTTGCTTTACTCGGAGGAGTTTCAGGTCCAGAAGCGAATGTTGTCCGCTTCCAGTCTTTTTCTTCTGGTTCAGGACCAGCGATACGCTCGGTGATCCAAGGAGGGATATCGCTCCACTCATCAAGAACCATCATTGAAGCTGAGACCCCATATATTTCATGATATGGCACATGTCGCCCAGTCGGGCTCATTGTACCAACCCCATATAGAATGGCATCTTTCTCCATTTCATGTATCATTTTAGCCATTTCAGGTAGAATTGATTTGCCTGATCGAGCTGCTGACATGATCCGTCTTTCAATTTCTTGAAAGTCTGCCACACACTTTACGTTTGTGGCATACACTTTGTCTTTGGGCATTGCTTTTCCAATACTTGTTCATCGGACACCCACGTCCAAGTTTGAACGAAGGCACCGAATTCACCACGGGAAACTGAGACATCGCAGTCGTCTACTTCTAATTCATCATTTTCTTCGACGGCTGCGATATACTGAGCATCTGTGAATCGACCAGTCATTGTTCGTCGATCTCGAAGTCTGTATCTAAGAGGATACGGATCTTGACACGCTCAAGGAGCCCGACCATGACCATGTTGTCCTCCACTCCAAAGCAGGTGTAGAGGCTGTTGTTCTCAGAGCCTTCAGCAACAATGGCTACATTTCGGAGAGCTCCGCTCCTTGCATCTTCAAGAGCAAGTTCGAGTGCCTCGACCACTTCGGGTACAGGCTGGCTTTTGATGTTTACGATATCGATCAATTTATCACCTCTTTATTTGCGAGTTGAAGCACAGCCTTGTTGTAGTCTGTACCCTGCGGATTTACGTGGTAGCCGGAGGAGTAGCATCTCCCGCGGCGATCGTATTTGTGTGTCATGTACAGCTCATCAGATAAACCAATGAGAGTTTCCATGACATCAAGCGTCGACGAGTAGAACGTGTCAGCTTGTTTCTGACGCTTACGGAACTCGACGAAGTCTTCGCCATTGTTCCGTGTCGGCCGCAGATATTTTCCCTCTGGAGATGTGATCACATCAATGTCGAGGGAGAGAGCGACCGAGTTTGCCCGGTTCAAGTGATCCAGGCAGATGTCTTTGTCTTCGAAATACTCAGAGCCATTCAGAACAGCTGAACCAAGAATGGTTTCATACCCAGTATGGTAGTTCTTTGTGACTTTGCGAGGTGCAGTGACCATCGGCAGTGGATACTGGTACTTTTCCAGCATGTTCTGCACATCTTCAGAGACATCATATTTTACGATGAATTTTCCTGAAGTCTCCTGGAAGTCGAAGTAATCTATCTGGCACAGATGAAGCAGTTTATCTGCAACCTCTTGAGGAGTGCCAAATTTAGGGCTGAGGATACCAACCATGGTTGGAACATCCGCTTGCCTGTGAAGGAACAACTGAGCCAAGGCTTCAGTTGCCATTGCTGGTTCACAGCCTTCACCACAGTCATCTCCCATTTGCTGAAACTCAGCACGTAGGACAGGTAGCAACTGATGTTTAGAGAACAGTTCTTCGAGTCCTTGCTGGGTGTCTTTGGTCGGGAGTTTCATGATGGTGTTCCTTTGAGGAGGGTTTGATACGCCTCATGGAGGCAGCTGGCACAGATCCGGTGAACTTCATCACTGCCTGCTTCCATCTCGATCATTGGTTTCCGAGATGCTTTCTCACATGAGTGGCAGTTGTTTGTGGTCCACGACGTGTTGCCGATTGCTTTGTCACACTCATCGAGTGTGGTTGAATGGCACAAGTCATCGTAGATCTCTTTGGCGGATTTGCTCTTGGCAGTCTCGGAGTAATAGACACCCCTCCACACACCTGTTCTGCCATATTGATGCTTCCATGCTTCAGCCACCTTTTCAGGTGTTCTGAGCCGGGATATGTTGAATTTAGCCATTGTGATCTCCTTCACAGTGAGGGTGATTGAGGTTGAGCACAAACATCTCTGCCTCGTTGTCGCTGACGATGATTTTGGTGAACACTTCGGCAATGGTCAGAGGACCATTTATCCCGATGTATTTGATGGGAGACCATCGATCGAGTCGGTAATCGTACCAGTCAACCATGTGCTCATGTTCCATGAAATCGACCAGAGCTTTATACTCTGGATCAGTTTCGTAGAGTATTTTGTGGTCATATTTTGACACAGTTAGTCTCCAGTCTAAATACAGCAGAAACCAACACAAATGTTGCTTTCCAGTTTCACGTTGTTGATTTTGGGAGTTGGTGCCATTTTCAGGCTCTCGACCCGCCAGGGCAGCCGCAGGCTGAATACGGTTGCAAGGGTCAACTTTGATCTATCAGAGCAGATCAAAAGTTGAACTTGATCTATCTTGATCTATCAAAAATAAAAAGCCCAACGTCCCCGGTTAGGGGACGTTGGGTCTTCTCAACCTTAGCCAAATAGCGACTTGGCCAGATCAACATCAACAGTTGGGTTAGGAGCAACAGTTGCTTCTTCCTGGCGACGGTAGAGACGCAACTCCAGGTTGATCGGAAGCGACTCACCTTCGGCAAGTCCAGCAGCCTTCGCCTGGATCTGAGCGATCACCTGGTTGATGATCGCCGTCTCGGCTGCCCAGTTTGCATCCATGGAGTCGTAGACCTTCTTTGGCTTCAGGTCAGCGACCGCGATGCCACGTGGAAGACGGACGAACTTGTCCTCAGCGTCTTTGCCTTCGCCTGCAACGCAGATACCAGCGTTGATGTACAGGCCGTCGAACTCGGAAGCTTCACGAGTGGTACGAGCAGCGGCGCGGGAGATAGATGTTACAACAGTCATAATATGTGATCCTTTCGAAGATTCACGGTTCAGCCGGAAATGGCCAAAGCAGTCGCAGACTGCTACTTTTGGAGCAACCTCGCCCCAAAAGAGGGACAAGGCAGAAGAGCGTGTAACCTATGTGTTAGGTTGTTGGGTCATGACTTTGACTTCATGAAGCGGAATGCAGTTCGCTATGGAACGAGCCCAAGGAGTTGTGGGATCCTTGATCATTTGGATGCCAACTTTGCGAACTTCTGCAATGCAAATTTCTTTTGTCTCCCAGTCACCGAGGTGAGCTGAGGTTAGTTGGTGGCCCTGTGGGGACATCAACGTGATGATCATCAGGAACGTTTCCATTGTCTTGGCCTTTCATTTGAGAAAACGAAAACTCCCCCTGAATGGGGGAGTTTCCTAGTTTTTATGGTGAACGGTTGCCGTGAGTACCTTTGTCGTTGTTCTTCGAGGTATCACGATCCTTGCCACCTTTGCCGTTGTTGTTGTCGGCACGTTCGTTGGCATGGTTCGAGGCGTTTGACTTGGATCTTTTCTCCTTGTCGTCGTCGCCATCGGTGGAGTCATCATCATCATGATCATCATGACCGCCGCATTTACGGCGGCAGCCGTTGTCATGGTCATCATCATCCTCATCATCTGTGGTTGTGGTCACAGTTGTTGAGTTTGTGTCACGATCTCGGTCCCTTGGACTATCGACTGGGATAGAAGGACACCAGTTCCAGCGAAGTCCCAAGAACCCATAAACTGGACACGCAGGAGCTGTGATTTCTGGTTCATCCCATTCGGACACAGGTGTGCCGGCATGGACGGCCGAGGAGGCCACGAATGAGATGGCGAATACCATCGTGAAGAGGATCATTGTAAAGAAGTGTTTCATTGGATTTTACCTTGTTTCAGTTGATAGTGGGGAAAGTTGTACCTCTGATCTATAGAATATCAAAGGCAAAAAGAAGTTAAGCCCTTTTGGGGGCTTAACTTATTGGACTCAGTTGTTCATCTTCAGGCAGAAGAAGTAGCCTGGACGATCGACAGAGTCTTCGAGACGTTGGAGATAATCAGCGACTGCATGACAGTCGCTTTGCTCATAGAACGTCTCATCGTCGTAGATTTCGGACATCTCAAGTTCGCCATCGGTGATACCTGTGGCGTACATGAGGAAGAATACAGTTTTCAGCATCAGAGTGCTCCTGTGATGAGTTTATGAAGAACGATCGAGACGCCAACCACTACGGCAGAACCGTAGTAGAAGGCGAAGAATGTGATGAGGCTTTTCATCGGTTCCGCAACTCACGGATGTAAGCTGCCACCTGGAATCGAGCATCAGCCATATCTTGTTGGTTGATTGCGATCTCTTCCTCGTTGCCACCACGATAGTTGAGCACCATCTGAAGCTCTTGGTCGTACTCATGGCAATAACCAATATACTCGTAGCCTTCGTCGATCTGGTTCTCGATCCAGCTATTGCTGCGCTGGTTCATCGGGAGATCTTGTTGCTTCGGTAATGTGTAAACGGACATAGTATATCCTCCAATATTGGGAGTTGAGGCATGATTGCCAGAGCAGACGCAGTCTGCCTTAACTTGGGGCTACGAACTTCAAGTCTTTGAAGAACTTGAGAGCCTTCTCAGGAACATCACCATACAGGTGGTATTCCAGGAGTTGATTTCTGAAGGCGAGTTCTTTTCGAGCCTTTAGTTTCTTCATCTGGTTTTTATCCAGAGAACTTCTTTCAGTAGACATTTAACTTGTCCTCTCAACTTAGGGTTGAAGCTGCTCAACTTGTTGAGCCAGCTGGTTGGCTGTTGTGAAGGCTAGAGCAGAGATCATCTGCATACCCAGCCAGCCTGTGAAGACCACCAGGACGGTGAGTTGGGTGTAAGCTGCCACGTTGTACATGGGAGAACCTTTCTGCCTCTCAGGGAGGCTAATTGGAGCCGATATCTCTATCAGTCTCTATCTATCATAGACTGTGGTGCTGCCCCTCCGCGAGGGAGGGACAGACGTTGTTAAGCGTACTTAGCGGCAAGCGCGTCGAACTGAGCCTTGAGCTTCGCGTCTGCTTCAAGGGTGTTGGCGATGAGCTGGTTGTGCTGCGCTTCTGCCAGTTGTGCATCATTGCTGATGGTGCCAGTCAACCTGATGTGGTTCTTGGCTACATATACATTGCATATGTCGATGGATTTATTAAGTGACTCGGCAGTGTTGGAGACTGCGTCGAGTGGAGTACAGATAGCACGGGAGAGTGAGCTGAAGATGGACATGGGTATGCCTCCTAAATAGATGTGATGGCTTGAATGCCAGAGAGCCCGCAGGGCTGCTGTGTAAGAACAGGTGGGGTACGTGTGTAACTCATGAGATGAAGAGGGGGGGTCCAACTTGGGAAGTGTACCTCTGAGTGTAAAAACCCTACCGTCAGTTACACAAACAGGATTTTCAAAATATAAAAATTTATGATTTTCCCGTATATGAAATACGTGATGTTCG